CCCTCCAAAAGAAAAATATTTAATTGAAGGTAGCTTTTGGCGACTTAACGAATCACAGCTAGCAAATGCAAAGCTTGTATATGCAATAATGGCTTATTTACCAGTAGTTAAAGAAGAAACACAAGATTCGTTTTACATTGACTCATAAAATATATTTTTAATAAAAACTAACTTCTAATTAAAATCATGAAAAAAAGAACTTTTATTTACGAATATTTAAAAAATATTAAATACTCAATTAGAAGAAATATAGACAATCTAATAAGCAAAAAGAACTCTCGCAATAAGAAAAAACCAGCAATAGAAATTAAAAGCATAGATTTAAGTAACTCTTCAATAGATTTCAATATAAATGATGAAGTTAAAGACTTATTAAAATCTGATGAGTGGGAAGAAGTAAACCAAGGTCTTGAAATTTTAGCAAGCTTGCAGCAGGTTAAATTAAATACGCTATGTAAAGAACTTATTCAAGAAGAAATACAATTCAATGAACTTATTTCTCTGGTAAATTATCTTGGAATATCAAAAATTCACCTTATCAATGTTGCATTTAAATTATTAGGATTAACTAGATCTTTAGATAAATTAAAAAGGTTAACGATTAATTCTATAGACTACGTGGATGGAATAAATGCTGATTTAGATTTAATAAAACTAGCTGAACAAATAGAATCTATTGTTGAACAAACACCTGAAGCAGTAGATAAATTAAAGAAAGGACTATAACTATGACTGAAGTAATTGATTTTAAAACTAAACGAATGCTTTCTAAACATAGAAAGAAACAAAAAGAAAAAGTTATAGATGCAGAGTTTGATGTGGACATTGTAGCTAAAGACTTAGAGAAAGTAATTAACAAACATATCAAAAGAAAGACGCACGGATTTGACATTGCGTGTGCCTTGGCAGATGTATCAGTGCAATTCATACACGATACTGCACCTTCAGTTGCGTCTGCTCAACATATATTATTAACTGCAATGAATCACACATTGCAAGAAGCAATAGAGTACGAGAAAGGAGAGTTGGAAGATGAGTAAACCTATAATAGAATCTGAAGATTATGTAGCTTTGTACTGTGAGTTAGCTACCCTTATGTTTGATAAACATATAGATGATGTTTTTAATGAGTCACCTTATGAAATAGATGAAGACAATGGTCACTGGATAACTAAAGAAAAGTACGAAGACATATGGTGTGAAACTGTAGATAAAGTATGTGAGATACTTGATTTTCATTTAGAAAGAAAGGAGTAACTAATGCCAGTATTAGTACAATATAAAATCATTGATGGTTTCAATGAGTACAATGACTATCTCATACATCAAGATGACATTGATGTTACTGATGAAGAGAACCTAATCATAGATTTGGTTGGGGGAGATAGAGAAGATGAAGAAGATTATAGAACAATAGAAGTTGTGTATGCCAAAAGCATAGGTATAAAACACGCAGAGTTTTTGCAGGAATGTTTTATAGCTTTCCCTTTTGGTGGTAATGAATGGCTACGACAACTTGCAATAAAAGAAAGGAGAGATAGATGAAAGTATTAATTACAATGAAAGAGTTTGATGAATGGTTAGGGTCTTGTCCAGTACCTTATACTACTTCCTGCTCTAATGATGGACTTACTGAATTATATGAATTTGATACATCAAAACTTAAAGATGTAGTGAAGGAGAATGAGTGATGAAAATATGGGACGATTATGATGACTGTATCATAGGTGTAGGTACACGCAGTGGTATGTTAGATGTATTTATCTATGATAAGCACAGAATGATAACCAAACTGGTTAAAAGGGACGATATGTCTTATGATGAAGCTAGAGAATTTATAGACTTCAACATTGAAGGTGCATATATAGGTGAAGACACACCAATACTTGTCAATCTTATGACACCTGAAGAGATACAAGACTATATGGAAACATATGATGAGTAAAATTATATTAACTATTATAATATATTTATCTTTGGTTGTTGATGCAAAGAGTTGGAGTTATAAATGGACTGGTAAAGGTAAACTTTATGACCAAAGAAACCAATACTTTGTGACTTGCAGATTAACAAAGGAAAAAATAGTTGAACCATTCTTTGGTGAAGACTCTGTTAAATGCTACTATACTTGTACTGATAAAGAAAAAATGGTTATCACTACACATAGTGGCTATGCTTGTGAGAAACAAATAACAACACCAAGAGGTGACAAAAGAGATTGGAGAGGAAGATAGTTTGTTGTAATTATACAACAGATAGTGTCAGTAATTTGACTATTGAATTTTAAATTTGACACGAGTTATACAAAAATTGTATAATATTTACATAAGAAGAAAGGAGATAATGTGAATGAAAAAAAGTGAATTGTATGAAAGAGAAATACAAGAACTAAATAAACAACTATATAATTCTTATAAAAGAATTAAAGAACTTAATAACAAAGATAAGAAAGGAGATAAATGATGTCAAAGAGAGTAAACTATTATGATAATAAATACTTTAGTGAAAAAGAATTACAATGTCCTACTTCAAAGGATATAGTTTTAGCTGAAGGATTTTTAAATTGTCTTATAAATTTAAGAGAGAATGTTGGAGAACCATTACAGATAACTTCTTGTTGTCGTTCACAAGAACACAATGACTGGCTAAAAAGTCGTGGCTATCCTGCAAGTCCTAACTCATTTCATAAAATAGGTAATGACAAATGGAACACAGATACTTGTGCAGTTGATATTGCCATACCTAATTCAGTCTTTAGAAAAGACTTAATTAAACGAGCAATAGATTTAGGTTGGACTGTAGGAGTAGCAAGAACATTCATACACCTTGATAGAAGAATAGATTACACACCATTACCTCAGGTTGTTTATGTCTACTAAAGTTGAAAGAACATTATGGTTTACATTACAAATCCTATTTGGATTTATGATGGGTATATTTTTATTTACAATATTATATTTTATAGGAGATTATTTTAATGGGAATTGAAACACTAATACTTGGTATAGTATTTAACATCTATACCCTTGATAACTTTGACTTTTTTCACCAACGTGCAAACAATAATAAGACTATGAACTGTCGTTGGGAATATGTTGGTAAGAAAAAACCAGAGCCACAGAACCCAAGCCTCACACTCTTGGGTAATGTATATTATAAACAGAAGTGTGTAAGAAAGGAACTAGATAAATGATAAAAGAAATGTTTGCATTGTATTTAACTTTTGCTTCACCAGTTGGTGAGGTAGAGCTATTCGTCAGAGAATTACCTAGCTGTGATAATGCTGAAGAGATAGCTGAAGAAGAATATCTTAAAAGAGATATTGATAGAAGTAAACTTAGCTCATCAGGATATATATGTATTGGAGTGGAGCATCATATGATAAGGCAGAAATTTATTAAAGGTGTACCAGTTGACCCTAAGTACATACCAGTGCAGGAAAGAAAATGTGTTGTACCAATGCCAATGGAGATTAGATAATATGTTTACATATTTTTTAGTAACTGTATGGATAGAATACAATAATAAAATTTATCAAAAAGTTTTACCTAGGTTATATGATAACTGTGAGAAAACTGTAATGAAAATTTATGAAAAAACAAAACCACCTTATAAAGTAAAAGCAGTTAAGTGTGATACACCAAAAGAGTTTGGTGATAAAAGAAAGGATAAAGAATATGGACACGTCTATAAAAAATTACGATAATGTAAACAACCCAAGACACTATAACAAAGATGGCATTGAATGTATTGATGGTATCAAAGCATCAATGTCAGACAAAGAGTTTGTTGGTTACTTAAAAGCAAATGTTATAAAGTATCTTTGGAGGTATGATTATAAAGGAAAACCTTTGGAAGATTTAAAAAAAGCACAATGGTATCTTGACAAACTTATAAATATAATTCATAATGAGGACTTAAAATCAAGACAGATAATAATGGAAGGTTTTAAGGAAGGAGCAAATGATGATAACTAAATTTAAAACACATAAAGAAATACCAACATCTCTTGTAGATAATATATTAACTATGACTGGTGAAACAAATATTAAACAAGTTTCCTTGGAAGACATCAATGGATTTGTTGAACTAATGGAAGGAGTTGATAGTGGAATTAAAGAAATTAACAATAAAGGAACGTGAAGAAGTAGTTATGGCTATCCATAAAATAATTATGGAGTTAATAATTAAATATGATTCACCTGAAACTGTGTACCTAATGGCTAGAGTATTATCTATTACAGCTATAACCAAAGCTGAAAAAGATTACTATGGTTTTCTTACAATGCAGAACGCATTAAATGATACTGCTCAAGAACTTATAGCATTAGGTATGGGAGAAGAACCAACTGAAGGTGATGAAATCTTTGAGTTTATGTACGATAAAAATGATAATAACAAACTACATTAGGGGGTTAGATGTTGAAGATGGAGAGTAAATTTATTAGGCATGAACAATGTCCTAAATGTGGTAGTAAGAATAATCTAGCACGTTATACTGATGGTGCTCATTGCTTTACACCTGACTGTGGATATTATGAGAAAGGAGAAGGAGTGGAAGTAACACCTATTACGAATAATACTAATAGTTATTCTGACTTGTACGTTGGTGATAGAACTGAATTAAAAGATAGAAATATCTCTCAAGAAACTGCCAGTAAATTTGGAGTAACGACACTAGCTAATAATGGAATGATAACAAAACATATCTATCCATTTTATAATGCACAAGGTAAGCATATTGCTAATAAGATTAGAGCATTGCCTAAAGTTTTTACAACTCAAGGTAACTTTGCTGAGTCTGAATTGTTTGGACAACATTTGTTTACAAGTGGACAGAAGTACATTACAATTACTGAAGGTGAGTGTGATGCTATGGCAGTCTTTCAAATGACTGGTAGTCGTTATGCTACTGTGTCTATTAAGAATGGTGTAGCTTCAGCAGTCAGAGATTGTAAACAAAACTTTGAATACTTAAATAGCTTTGAGAATATTGTGATATGTTTTGATAGCGATAGCATTGGTAGAGAAACTGCTAACAAAGTATCAGAGATATTTCCACCTAATAAATGTAAGGTAGTTAATCTTGAATTGAAAGATGCTAATGAGTATTTAAAGGCAGGTAAACGTGAGCAGTTTACTCGTACTTGGTGGGATGCTAAACCCTATACACCTGCAGGTATTGTAACGTATGATGATGTCGTTGATGACTTATGGGTAGAGGAT